AAGACAGCGAGAAGACGTTTACAGTAGCAGAAGCAAAAGACGCTTTAAATTATGCAAATGAATTATCTTCAAAATATAACAATGCACCCTTTTATACTTTAGATGCTAGTTCTGCTACTAGAACTAAGGAAGCTAGCGATAGATGGGCACAGGAAGTTTTAAGTTTAATGTAGAGGGTTTATGACAGAGGGCATTTTTTCACAATATGCTTCTAAGCTTTTAGAAGACACTATATCTTCCTATAGCGTAATAGAACCAGCTGATGCTATTGATTTTGTTACATCTTCTGAATTCTTAAATGAAGATCCAACACCGTTTCAGAGAGTAGCACTTAAAACTCTGTATAGTCTTTGGCCTAAACGTCCTCCCGATAATGAAGAGGAAGAACTTATAGATACACTGAAACGCAACTGGGATATCATTATAGACTTAGATCGTTTTGATCCAGTAGTAAGATTCGTATTAGCGCTCGGCAGAAGAAGCACAAAGTGTGTACCTTACGATGCCTTTATTACAGATGCTGATAAGGGTACAAGATATAAGATTGGCTATCTATATGAACACCCAGAAGTACACCCCCCTATTTATACCTTAAGCACAGACACTTACAGATTAAAGACAACCCTTAACTACTCTGTGATGTATAGTGGGGTGAAGCAATTATATGAACTAAATACTAAAACGGGTTACAAAGGAGAGTTTACTAGTAATCATCCTTTTTTGACACTTAGAGGATGGAAAAGTTTAGAAGATCTTGGAATAGGAGACAGAATAGCTGTACCGAAGCGTTATTACACTTTTAAGGAAAAGCAGTTAGATAACCTAACATTAGAGGAAGCAAAGATTTTAGGTTATCTGACAGGAGACGGGGCTACAGCTGGTAACTTTAATTTTACCAATTACGATAATACTATTATCAAGGATTTTAAAAAAACCGTTACCATATTAAAGTGTAAGTTGAGGGAGTTTAGAAAAAATCATTTTTTAATAGTTGGGAAACATTACAGAAAGAATAGTATTCTTGAACTTACACGTAAACATGGTCTTCTTGGTGTAAAAGCGATACACAAAAAAGTACCAGATGTTATTTTTGAATCTTCAGAAAGAATTACATCTGAATTCTTAAAAGCGTTATTTGCTTGTGATAGTAATGTAGCTGTTTACTCAGAAGGAGGATGGTTCAATTACGCTAGTTCTTCTGAAGAACTTATTTACGGGGTAAGACATCTTTTACTGAAGTACGGTATTCAGAGTATTATTAAGAAAAGAAGAGCTTCTTACTTTAGTAAGAAATATAAAGAGAGAAGGTATTTTACATCCTTTTCTTTACTTATACAGCAGAAAGAACACCTACAAACTCTTCAAGACAGAATAGGGATTACGGGTAGAAAACAAAAACGTCTTCGGAAGCTTTGTTCTATGAAAAGTAAATGTATAATAGATAATGCTTTAATAGATACATTACCTATTGAAATATGGGATTATATAGAAGATCTTAGACAAAAGAACGCTCTCACCCTTCAACAGATGCGAGATATTGGGGGAGGTTATACTTTTCAATGGGCACCTACTAAAACAAAGGTTAAGAGGTTTGCCGATTACTTTAATGACCCCCTCCTCCAAAACTTAGTCAAAGGGGATGTAATATGGGATTTTGTGAAGACTAAAGCTAAAACGAGAAAAGCTTCTACTTACGATTTGAACGTTCCAGATACGGAGAACTTTATTGCTAATGATATTATAGTACATAATTCTACTTTAGCATCTTTCCTTGCAAGCTATGCACTTTATACTTTAATATGCAGAGGTGATCCGCAACGTCATTACGGTATAAGAGAGAGGCATCCTATATTTGTTACTCACGTTGCTGCTGCAGGACATCAGGCAGAAGCAGTATTTACTCTAACTAAAGATAATCTACGAAAGACTAATTTCTTTTCAGAGTATATAGATTTTGATAAGAATAGTACAACTGAGTTACGTTTGTATACTCCTTATGATGTGTACTTAAATAAACAAATTAAAGCGAAGAATAATCTTGTAAATAGAGGTGAGGTAAAAGAACCATTGCTTGCAGGTTCTCTCTATGCTAAGTCTATTACTACGTCGGCTGCTACCCACCGTGGGGATGCTACATTTATGTTAATGCTTTCTGAGTTTGCACATTTCCAGCGTGCCCACATGGATCCTTCTAAATCTTCAGATCAACTAGCAGAAGAGAATCCACAAACAGATTATGCTATTGATAAGGCTCTTGTGCCTGCTACAAAGGATTTTGGGTCTGATGCAAAAGTAATCTATGAGTCCTCTCCTGCAGAGAAGGGTGGACAATATTATCATTACTATTGCGTTGCTGGCGGAATGGAACAAGAACCAGATTTGCGTCAAGAGAGAGAAGTGGGCTATGCACTTATCCAATTAGCCACTTGGGAGGCACGGCCCACTATTACTAGAGACTCTCTTGATCCAGAGTTTAGAACGGACCCAGTAGGAGCAGGCTCTGAGTACGGAGCTCATTTTAGAAATCCGTCTGGTGCGTTTATACCCGAATCAATGATTCACGCTATTCCGCAACCTGGATTTCCTATGATACTACAGAATCCTAGTAACTGGCGTTTTGTGATAGTAGTAGATGCCGGCGGTAAAGGTAAATCAAAGAAAGCTGATACTTATGCTTTAGGGTGGGGGCATGTTGATATGAAAGAGGATGAAAGATTAAGTAATTATTGGATAGATGGATTAGTAGGATGGGATGCTCAAATAAAAGATTTAGGAATGGGCGCAATCGAACATATACCTGTAGACCCTAATATGGTGGTAAGGTATATTATAGAACTCATGGAAAACTTAGGCGGTAAAAACTACATACTACAAGTATGCTATGATCAATGGCAGAATCAGATGGCCGTTTCTATGTTACAGAATGCTGGTATCCCCGCTATTGAAACAACGTTTACTAATCAATATAAAGCACTCATGTATGGTAACTTCTTCTCTAAGGCAGAACGTGGTCAAGTAAAGATGTTCGGGGACGATGCCAGTGGCTGGGTAGAACGTTGGAAAACAGAAATGAAGTATCTTCAACGCATTACAGCTGGGAAGACTACTTACTACAGACATCCTGATTCTGGGCCCGTACAGCATGATGACTTTGCTGATGTGTGTCTCTTACCAGGTTCTAAGGTAATAACTAAAAACTATATTATTAGAGATATTGAGAGTATTAAAGAGGGGGAGAAAGTACTTACACATAGAGGAAGATTTAGAAGAGTTTTAAAAACGTCTAAGAGATACTATCAAGGTAACATAAATAAGATTACCACTAAAGGAGGCTGGCAGCCTCTCAAATGTACTTCTACCCATAAGATATACTCACATATTTCAAAAGAATGTAATTATGTTAGCAAGCGTAAAGGTATGTGTTCTCCTTTTTGTGATCTTCAAAGGAAAATGAACTGCCCGGAATCTTGGAGGAAGCCTAAGGTGTGGGAGGAAGCAGAGAATATACAGAAGACCGATTTACTATATTTACCTCTTTGTAGCTTTAAAGCCGGTAAAGATTATATTGATTTACTTGAGTATCTTTCAGAAGATATTATCAATAATATTTACGAGAAGGATAACTTACTCTACTACGGACATTGTGGTTCTAGTAAGAAAAATAATAAACTCAGAGTAAATTCAAAGGCTAGAGGAGTACCAAGGTATATTAAAGTCGATAATGCTTTTGCTAGATTAATTGGATACTTTTTAGCGGAGGGTTCTACATCTAAGGATAGAGCTACGGTTGCTTTTTCCTTTAATTTAGATGAAGAAGAGTACTACGAAGATGTCGTGCAGATTGTAAAGGATAAATTTAATATAGATATGAGTTATTCTAAAAATAAAGAAGCAAAATCGTGTCAGGTTTATTTTTATAGAACACTATTAAAACACTTCTTTAGATATAATTTTGGCACAGGAGCAAAGAGTAGAGTCATCCCTGAGTGGGTATTTAGACTTTCAAGCGAGCAAATAGCACATTTACTAGAAGGGTACTTTAGGGGGGATGGATTTCTTTCTACTGGTGGGCAGTACTCAGCGGGTAGTGCTTGTGAGAACTTTATACATCAACTACGTTTTTTAAGCGCTTACGCGGGTATTTTTACTACTTATAACTTCATACCCCCCGAGGCCTTTATAGAAAAGGGCTACGGTACCTCTCTTGGTCAAGGACAGCATCAAATACACATTGCAGGAGAGTACTTAGATGTGTTAAAAGATCTTCTAAATGAGGAGAGAGTAGGGAAGGATAGAGAAGTACATAAACTACACTGGATAGATAAAGAGGCTATTCACCCCCGTGTTCGTGAAAATATTCAAGAATACTTTGAAGGGGATGTTTATAATTTAGAAGTAGAAGAAGATAATTCTTATGTAACTCTCTCCGGAGCTGTACATAATTGTGCTAACATTATATACAGACTTTCCGTATGGCATTATCCTACTAAGGAGACTATGAAGCAGAATGTATTAAAGAAACAAGGAATGCCGATACAACGAAAAACAACCATTTCTCCTGTAAGAGGACCTAATCTTTCAGGTGGTGGTAGTGGATTGGCAGATCGGTTACGCAGAAGATAAATCGTGTATAATAAGTTTAACAGTAAGAGGGTTAGTTGGAGCTAACGTTTCAATAATCTTAAATCAGACTAATAACCCTCTTGCTGCGCTTTTTTTACTATTGAGCCCTCTGCATCTTACATCGGTAGTAGGTAAGCTCTACACAAGAAACTAAAGCCAGAGGATGAAACTGCTTATTTGCATAAAAGGACCTGGTAACAGGGCACTCA